GCTCTCTACGCTGCTCTGAATAGTTACAGCAGTGCCTTCGGTCTTAGCGTGAGCTGAACCACGAGTAGGCTTAGGGACGTGAATGGTGTCGCCTTTCTTGCCTGTCATGCTCATCTTCTTTACAAGATTAGCTAGTACTAAGTTAGTCTGGTAAGCGGCGATTACTTCGTCACTCCAGATTTCTGGGATAAATTTAGCGGCAGTAGTGTTGTCTACCAATCCGCCCATGTTGGGATATACTGATGTAGCCATAACAAATTTCCTTTAAGAGAATAGTTTAACGGACTCTCCCTGTAGCATACGCTTGAGTAATCTCGTCACTCAAAGACAAATATCGTTCAGGGTCGTCCTTCATAAGTTTAATAATGTCTGAGCGTCTATAGACTTTACGTGAGTTAGCTTCTCCACTACCAGCAGTGTTGCCGTTAGAGGCATTTTTAACAGCTTTCTTACGCTCTGTCTTCTCTGTAGCCACTGTCTGATTAATAGCTCCTTGACGTTCCTTCCAATTACTAAAAAGCTCATCAGCAGCGTCATAATCATATTGTGTATCAGCTTGAGCAAACAACTGTGTACGAATCTTAGAACCTTTAATCCACTCTACAAACTTAGGGTCTGAAACAATATCCTGCATTTCAGGATGCTTGTTAGTAAGCTGACTCATAGCTGTTGACTGTTTGTACTGCTGAGTTTGTTTCTCAGCGGCTTTGATTGAAGGGTGATTCTTAATAGCCCTTGCTACTGCTTTATCTGGATCAGAGAAAAAGTCTATGTCTTCTTCAGTTTCTTCGGGTGTTGATGTTGTGTCGAGTTGTGTCTGTATGTAGCTATCAACTACTGAACGAAGTTCTCCAACTTCACTGCTCTGGCGGCCTAAGAGTTTCTCAGCCTCCTGATGCATCCTTACAATATCCGCAGTGGACTTTCCTTTATACTTGTCAGGGATGTCGTTTTCAGGGCTTGCCTCTTGTTCTACAACAGGTTCCTCTGTAAACTGACTTACTTCTTCTTCGTTAATATCTTCTGGACGCTCGTCGTGTAATGTTGCCATTATATAAACTCCGTGAGTATTCTCATTGTGGAGATGTGTTATGTAAGGATTCGGTTAAGAGTTAGCCTTACGCTCTTGTGCTAACTTCTGCGCTCTATTCTGCATCCACTTTTTAGTAGCTGCTGGTGAGTCACCATTGAGAGGACATAGTTTAATGCGCGGAGCTGTTAGTATTTTTTTAGACATTTTGCCACATACTGAACATGGTATGTCTAAAGTATCAGTAGAGACGAAGCGTTCTGTTGTATGATCGTCTTCGCATCTAAAGTCAAATAAGAGAGCCACTAGTGTGTGCTCTCCTGATCTTCTTCTGCTGAGTAGATTTGCTCTTCAAGATTCAAGCAGTTGGCTATAACTGATAGCTGCCCTTTTCTTAAATAAAGCTCTTCTAGAGTCTTTGTATGCTCTATAGAATCTACTGCTTCAGCACTATCTTTTAAGTCTTCTAGAAAGAGTTTCCACCCTTCAGACCTAAACATAGCTTTTAGGTGAAAATAGTAATGCTCTAATTCTTGGTCTATCATACTGTTTCTCCCTAAGGACAGCGTTTAGTAAGTAGTGTACCTACCTATTATAACATATTAGTATAAGAAAGTCAAGTTATTTCTTCTTTTTGCTTGACTTCTTTGCTGGTTTGCTGTATATAGCGTCCCAGTTGCTTGAGAACTTAGCAGCGTCAGTCTTCCTAGTAGAGCTTCCTTTACCACCGTGTGTCTGACCTTTCATTTCTCAACGACCGCCACGGCTTTTAGGCTTAGTAGCTTTCTTCTTAGCTTTTGATTTCGGCCCAGTTACAACGCTATCTGCTTTTGATCTTACAGGATTACGTGGTGGAGCTGGGAGAGCCTTGCCTGTAACGTCAGACCACTTTCGTTCTTCTACGGGATTTTCCTTACGCGGAAACTCAGCAGACAGTTTAGGCTTCTTTTCAGAAGTAATCACAGCGTTTGGCCGCTTCTTCTTAGCCGTTACGTTTTCTTTCTTTTTAATAGGTACTTTCTTAACAGGTCTCTTAGACAGTGGAGTCTTTTTTGTTGCTTTAGGTTTCTTAGCTAAACTTGCTTTTTTATACGTTGGCATTACTATTTCCTCTTTGATTTAGCGCCTGAGCATTTCCATCTCTTGCGCGATAGGTTATTAGGTGTGTTAGGATCGTTCTGCTTTGCCTTAGATAATCCTTTCTTAATACCTAGACTTCTGGCACAGTAGCTGTCACCTTTGGAAGTCCCCGCTTTTACACGAGGGCCGCCGTCTTTAGCTTTACCTGCTTGTCCGTAGCTTACCTTCTTGCCACTAGAGGTTACTTTGACTTTGGCTTTGCCTTGTCTTGGCTTGGGCATTTCAACTGCTCCTCTAGCTTGTTTATCTTCTTCTGTAGTGTTTCAAACTGAACATTTACTTGTGCTACAACGTGCTCTAAATCTCTTGTGGTGACCATGTTATACAATCCCTTGTGGTGGTTGAGGTGTTAGTGGAGGCATTGGAGCTGCTGGAGCAGGTGCTGGCGCAGGAACTGCTCTGTTCTCTTGTACTGCTATGCCACGTTCTTTAAGAAGCTGCTCAGAGACTCTAATACGTCTCTCAAACTCTTTGTCGTCTGCATCTCCTGCTTGTAAGTTAGTGGTCACTGCCTTAATACGATCAATCTCTAACTCTTGTGGAATAGCCTGTGCTTCCATAGAAAGCTTACCAGCTCTAGCATCAGACTCTTTAGCCTGTCCGTTGAGTGCAGCCGTCTGTGACGCTTGGAAGGCCATCTGAGCTTGTTGTGCTTGCTGCTGTGCCTGCTGTGCTGCTTGCTCTTGCTCAGGGTTAGGCGTATTAGCCTGCTTTAGAGTAGCAATCAATTCTTCACGGTTAGACAAGTTCATGTTATCAATGATAGACATAACTAGCTGTGGGTACATAGGCGTGTCTGGAGACATAGTTTGCAGCAACTGTACAAGCTGTGTAACTTCGTACTCACGGGCAATAATACCCAAGGAGCTAGAAGTGTGGAACTTGTAGTCAGCTACTGGGTACATCTCAGGCTCAAACTGCATGTAACGCCAAGCTGCCTTCTCTACAAAAGGAATGATAAAAGCTTCTTGAAAGTTAATCAGAGTGCGTTTATGACGTTTGATGATTGCACCAAGCGACATAGAAACACCAGCAGCAGTAGCGTCTCCGTTAACAGAACCAGCAATACCAGCACTATCAATAGCGCCCGTTGCCGTTTGAACCATAGTTTGTAAAGCTTGTGCTTGAGCAAAGGTGACCTGACTTACTTGACCGAAGTTAAAAGGTTGTAGGATTTCAGCAGGGTTGCCGTTAGTGAGTATAACTTTTCCTGGCCGAATCTCTGGTTTAGCGCCACGAGGCATACGACTAGCGTCCATTGCCATCATAGGATGTATAGTAAGTGCTAGAGCGTCAATACGAGCACGTAGCTCAGTGTCTAACGCCTTCTGTGAGTTATAACCTTTCTCACATACACCACGACCCCAGAAACGGCTAGGGACTACATCCCACGGGAATGCCACGATAGGGCGATCTTGCATCATGTAAGGGTTCTTAGTTGCTTTAAGGAGGATACCTTTGTTAGCAATAACAACAACTGCCTCTACGTAGTAAGAGTCGTCTTCGTCTTCAGCAAACTCAACAACCTCTTCGTCTTCTGAGTTCTCTTCTTCCATAGCGGCTTCTAGCAGGTGACGAGGCACTAGACCGTAGTACTTAGTCAGTCTAACCTTGTCCTCACCAAAGGAGCTTAGGTCTTGATCTGGTTCAATCTCAAAGTCAGTAGCAGCCTCTGCAATCTCTTCGTCACGATATACACCACTTTCCTGCAACTCTTGTACCTTAAAGTGTGCTACAAACTCGTCTACAGCACAACCTAGGGCATCTTCTACAGACGTAGCTACAGGGTCTATAAGGAAGTTCTGAGGCATTACAGGGCGTAGTTTAACGCATGTACGGTCTTTAATCGTAACACCTACTGCTTGTAGCTCACCACCCATAACAGGCTGTGCCGCTGGAGCCATCTCTTTCTCTGACTCTAACACTACTTCAGCAATACCAGTACCGAACACAGCAGCGTTAATCAAGCACTCTGCCACGCTCTTACGTATCTTGTTCTTTTTAAAGTCATCGTCTAAGTGGTTACGCAACATAGCAATGTCTTGTGGGTCTTGATCGTGGATGTCGTCTTTAATGTCAAACCACTTACCACGGCCAAAGGTAGCTTCCTCTAGCTCTGCTACAGACGACTCTACTGCCTGCTGGAGTGCAGGAGAGATGATCTTAGAGCGTTCTGTTAAACGTCCTTGATCTTCAGCAGCCCATTGACCACGCCATAGACGATAGTATTCATCAAACTTCTGTGAGTAGTTATCCTCGTAGTGGTCACGCCAGTTGTCACACTTAGTCATAACCCAGTCTTCAAGGGTTTGTTCAATGTTAAATTCGTCTTCTGTATCCAGCATAGTTAATACCCTGCGTATTTGTCTAGGAATTCGTAGTCTTCTTCTTCATAGTCTATAGAGTACGCAACCTTAGCTAACTGGTCAATGTACGCTAATGCATCTATTAAGTCATCGTGGACTAGTACGTTAGGGAACTGAAACAACTCATCTAAGAACTTGCTGTTCCACTCACCCTTGTTAAGTGTTATGTTACCGTGTTCAAAACGTCCTTGCAACGCCCAAACAACTCTATCAATCTTTCTTTTGTTACCGTGTGTAAGCTCTTCCACTCTAAAGAAGCGTTGGTTCTTCTTCATAATGTCATTAAGGTAAGGATAGACAGCGTTCTTTAACGCTCCTTTTTCAATGCCGACTGCGATTGGTTGATAGTCTCTAACTGCCTCAAAGATTCTTCGTGCGGTCTCTTCAACGCCCCAACGGCCATGTATGATATTAGCAACCCACCAGCCCTCAGTGTTCGCTTTAACAACCGCAATAGCTGTTGCATCAAGTCTGCTAGTCTTGGTGGTATTCTTACCCGCCTCAGAAAAGCCTGCCAAGTCAACAGCAATGTAATAGTCACCATCAGTAGGCTC